CTTTGACCTTGAGCGCCAAGAGCAGGAGGACATCATTGGGCGATTGGATGACTACCATGATGAGCTCCTCAAACTTGAGGGCCAGATTGAGGCTCTTAGAAAGCAGATCAACAATGGCTGAGCATCCATGCTTAGAGCCTCAAGATCATGTTCTATACCACACTGACCTCCTCAGTAGAGTAGACCTGACAGCTGATGAGGAGCTCAGCGCCGTTGACCATCCATCTCACTATCATGCTCAGAGTGGAGTAGAGGTGATTGACGCTGTGGAGGCTTGGGGTCTTGGCTTCTGTTTAGGTAACGTCATTAAGTATGTGGCGCGCGCTGGCCATAAGGGTGACGCTCGTGAGGACTTACAAAAAGCGCTTTGGTACCTGACTAGGGAGCTCAGCCGATATGAGGACAAATAGGAAGTGACTTCCTATTTAGAGAAATATATTTACTGTGAGCGGTGTTTCACTTGGGTAGAGACTGACAAGCCCCACCTCTACATGGGGCGCTACAAGGCTACATGCACAGACCAAGGTGAGATTGACTTGAGCATCTTCAAAGCTCAAGGTGCATGGCCACAGACAAGGCTTGACAACTCAGCGCTTTATGCTGACACTAAAGCTGACGTGATGGAGAAGCTTGACGATTGATGGAGGATAGAACCGCCTGACATCTCAGAGGCTTCATGAGAAAGCTAGACTACCAAGCTGACCAAGAGGAAGCGCCTCGCCATATGCGAGCGCTCCACCCTCGCTTTTCTGTGAGAGGTATCACAGGAACACAGCTCAGTGGTGGGATGATCTCAGGCTATGAGCGAAACGCCTCACTAACAGGGCTCAATTGGGTGAGGGAAGCTGAGGACATGCTGAGGACTGACCCCGTAGTCAGGCGCTCATGGCATATGTTACGCCAAACCCTCCTCTCAGCAACTTGGCGCTTTGAGTCTGCTATGGAGGGCGATGCTGTCTGTGATGAGCTCGCCCGCTTTGGTAATGAGGCGTTTGGGCTTGATGGCTACGCTGGTCAAATGAGCCAAAGCTTTGAGGAACAGCTCAGCTATCTCCTTGAGTTTGTCCCCCTTGGGTATCGCTACGCTGAGGAGGTCTACAAGGTTGGACCTGACTATGAGGGCAAGGTGAAAGTCTGGCTTGACCTCTACGCTGACCGTGAACCAAGCGCTCACTTGAGGTGGCTCAGCCGTGACAACCAACAGCTTGACGGAGTGCTTCAGCATGTGGTGGGCGTGGGTAAGGTTCCTGAGCCTATCCCCTCTAACAAGCTCCTTCTCCTCACCCTCAATCGCACAGGCTCTAACTTTGAGGGCTCTGGTATGCTGCGCCCTGTGTGGTGGTGGTGGCGTACCAAGCAGAAGGTGTCAAACCTCATGTGTGTTGGCGTCGACCGCTGGGCGGTCCCCACACCAAGGGTCAAGGTTGATAGGTCGGTTGCGGAGCTCCAAGGTCTGACTGACTCAGACATCAATGCCATGATTGATGAGGCTGAGGCTCAGGCTCAAGCCTTCTTGGCAGCTGAGCAAAGTTATCTGATTGACAACCCTGTAGTGAGCTTTGACCAATACGCCGCTACGCCGAACCTCTACGCTCAAGGACCGCTTGATATTATCCGTGAGTGTGACAACCAAATCAGCCAAGCCTTCTTGGCTCAGTTCGCCAACCTAGGCATAACTGACACAGGAGCGCGCTCAGTAGGTGAGGTACATCTAAGTGTATTCAGGAGAGCTGCTATCAATCTCTGTGATGTTGTGGCCTCTGCTATTAGCGGTGTGGATCGCCGTGGTGGTGGAACCATAGGAAGGTTGATTAGATGGAACTATGGACCTGTAGACCCCTCCAAGCTTCCAAGGCTAGTCCACACAGGACTAGACACAGACGACTTGGCAGAGTCTTTAGGTATGCTTCCTCAGCTAGTCACCTCAGGGCTACTCACTCCAGACAACGAGCTCGAGCGCGCCATAAGGGAGCGTCTAGGGGCTGGCGACCTACCAGAGGAAGCACAGCGATCAGCGCTAGAGAGAACAGTAAGCGCCGCTAGCTCAGGCGGTGGCGTGGCCGCGCTCGCTGAAGCCGCCATCAGGAGGCGCAAGCATGGCTAGGACCAAAGCCCAAACGCCAGCGCCTCCCTCAGATAGGGTCAAGGGCTCTAAGACCAACCCTAAGGGCTCAGCCTCAGGCAAGCGTGGCGGGATTGAGATCAGTGAGAGCGTGGCGCGCGCGCTTCAGGGCATGGTGGACAAGCACAATGATCGCTACAAAGCCAAGTCCAAGAAGGTTGATCTAGGCTCACTCAAAGCTGTGTTCAGGCGTGGCGCGGGTGCTTTTAGTGTTAGCCATCGCCCAGGGATGACTAGGAATCAATGGGCGTACGGCAGGGTCAAAGCCTTCCTCAAGCTAGTGGGTACAGGTCAGCGCAAGGAAGCTTACACAGGTGACCTTGATCTACTCCCTAGTGGCCACCCTCAAAAAACTGAGGCTAAGGCTGAGCTCATGGCACCTCAGAAGTATAGTCACATTGACTTCAAGCCACCTGAGGGAGCTAAGAAGGCAGCTGAGCGCGCGCTTAGAAGGCGAGCACAGAAGCCACAGAGTCAGAGGGGGATGACCCCTGTAGGTATTGCCCGCGCTCGTGACCTCATAGCTGGTAAGAACCTCAGCCCTGAAACAGTCAGGCGCATGTTGGCTTACTTCACCCGCCATGAGATCGACAAGGAAGGCTCTACTTGGGAGAGCTACGGCAAAGGCCGCCAAGCGTGGGACGGATGGGGTGGAGACGCTGGCTATTCATGGGCGCGAAAGGTGGTGAACCAAATGAACGCCGCAGACAAGAAAGCAACCTTGAGGGCTTATGGCGAGGCTGTACAGCTCAGCGCTGTTCCCTCTTATGATGTCCCTGAGGGTCTAACCATTGGTAAGCCCTTCAAGACCTTGGCACTTGGTCAAGTGAGCTCACGGATGAGTGGTGAGGCCATTGGCGCTCCAATCTCTAAGGAGCTCCTTGAGGAGATGGTCAGGGTCTACCGTGAGCGCCGTGACGCTGACCCTGTCATCATTGATTGGCAACATGCCACCTCACCCTTCCAAGGTGGGACGCCCGCGCCACCTGAGAGCGGGAACGCCCTTGGGATGATCGTTGAGCTCGAGCTTAGGCAAGATGGGCTATATGCCATCCCCGCTTATAACGAGCGTGGTCTTAAGGTCGTTCAAGACGCAGGTGGGGTTCTGTGGAGCTCCCCTGAATATCTACATGGTGAAATCTTCACTCGAGATGGTGGTGAGAAGGTGGGTGACGCCCAGCTCCTCGCTGTCACCCTAACCCCACGCCCTGCTCAGTCTCACAGCAAGATTGATCGGGTCACTTTAAGCGAACAGGAGCAGATGATGGACTTTGAAAATATGTCCGTAGATGAGCTCAAGGCCGCGCTCGCCGCTAAGGACGCGATGGTCAAAGAGCTAGAGCAGAAAATGAAAGACCTCACAGAGGAGGCTGAGGCTTCCCTGGCTGGCGAGTATGAGTCTGAGGAGATGGCTGAGAAGCCCTCTGAGGATGACAAGCCTGAGGAGATGGCTGAGAAGCCTGAGGACGAGAAGGCCAAGAAGATGAGCGAGCCAGCCACGCTCTCTGAGAAGGCGGAGCCTAACCTCCTCGCTGAGGTCATGGCGCTACGCGCTCAGAACACCAAACTCAGCGAGCGCCTAGAGGTCATCGAGGCTGAGAAGCGTGACGTTGAGCGCCGTGAGGCTGTCAGCGCCCTTCTCCGTGAGGGCAAGGTTAGCCCAGCTGAGGAAGGCGCAGCTCAGCGCGCGTGGGACGTCCGTGACACCATGCCTGAGTTTTGGACCATGTTCAGCGAGCGCCCAGCTTCAAGCGCGGTCCCTCTTAATGAGATTGGCCATGGCGCTTCAGGTGAGGAGCTCAACAAGGCCACCCTCGCTGAGAAGGTCAAGGCGCTCGCTACTGAGAAGGGGCTCAACTTCTCAGAGGCTCTCAACTTGTTCCGTGAGCAAAACCCCGATCAATACAACTCTGTGTTCAGCTAAGGAGTTATCACTATGAACCAGATCATTAAGTCCTTTATCT